AGTCAAGTTCGGTGGCGCGGTAGGTGACTTCCTTGATCACCGAGTTAAGACCCGGGACGTCGCCGCCGCCAGTAAGGATCGCAATTCGTTTGGCCATGGTTACTCCTGGAGAGGTAGCAGAAAAGAGTGCGATTTCAGTATATCCATTCCGATTCTTAAGCGGCAAAGAGGAGGTGGAGTGGAGAGGCGGTGACACGCGAAGGGAGAGAAAAATCCTTTCCAGCTCAGCGGGTTGCGCAAAAGGGAGGTGTGGCGGGGTTGACCGGCGACGATAGTTCACACGTGCGGGGGGGCTTCGAAGAAAATGATCGAGAAGCAGAACCGAAAACGCGAGGGAAGCGGAAAGAGAGTCTTGAATCCGGATCTGGGAGGGGTACAGAAGGCGAGCAGGACCGACGAATCAAAGAACGACAAGAAAGCCGGAGCGGGCAGCAAATCGAGGGATGGGAAAAAGAGCAGCCCCGGAGCAGAACGCAAGCAGAGCGCTAAACGGCAGGGAGTGAAGCAGAGCGGCGGGAAGCAAACGAAGCAAGCATCAAGGAAGACGAAAGAACAAGAGATCCCGAAGTCGCCGGAGGAAGTGACGAAGGTGGCGGAGGAAGCAAAACCAAGCGTCACGGCGACGCCGGAACGACAACGCCAAGCAAACGGCCGATTCCTACCGGGTCCGGGCGCGGAGGGGTCGCGGAAAAGGACCAGGACGAAGAACGACGGGGACGGAGCGGACGGAAGCGGGCATAGCGGCGGCGCGAGCCTGATGACGGAGACGGGCCAAAAGAGGCTGGTCTGCAGATTGTTGGGCCGGGCGGACAAACTGGCCAACAAAGACGGGTTCAAATTGAGCGCGGGAGACCTGATCCGGCTGATCCAACTGCAAAAGGAGATGACGCCGAAGTCGCCGCAAAAGGTGACGGTGCAGTGGGTGGAGGACGAACGCGAATGAAGCGCGGAATCCGGTACAATCCACTGCCGACGCAGGCGCGCTTTCACAAACTGGAGACGCGATTTAAGGGATTTTCGGGACCGGTGGGCTCGGGCAAGAGCCAGGCGTTGTGCCAGGAGGCGATCCGACTGGCGTACGTGAACGCAGGATGCATGGGGCTGATCGGCGCGCCGACGTACCCGATGCTGCGGGACTCGACGCAGATCTCGATGGTGCAGGTACTCGAGGAGAACGCGATTCCGTTCGACGTCAACAAAGCGGAAAACACGCTGACGTTTACGGACACGGGATCAAAGATTCTGTTTCGGTCGATGGACGATTACGAGCGGCTGAGGGGCACGAACCTGGCGTGGTTCGGGGTGGACGAGCTGACGTACACGCACGAGGAGGCGTGGATCCGGCTGGAGGCGCGGCTGAGGGATCCGGGGGCGGCGCGGCTGTGCGGATTCGGGGTATGGACGCCGAAGGGTTTCGACTGGGTGTACCGGCGATTCATTCGCGAGGGCCCGAACGGATATGCGTGCGTGCGGGCGCTGGCGAGCGAGAACCGGCACCTGTTGGGGAAAGTGCCGGACTTCTACGACCGGTTGAAGACGAGCTACGACGAAGCGTTTTACAAACAGGAAGTACTGGGCGAGTACCTGAATCCGAACAGCGGACTGGTGTACTACGCCTTCGACCGGAAAACGAGCATCGAGGAGCAGGAGGCGGACCGAACGCTGCCGCTGAGATGGGCGCTGGACTTCAACGTGAGCCCGATGTGCTCGGTGGTGGCGCAGCGGGACGGGGACACGGTGCGGGTGCTGGACGAGATCGTGCTAGGCCGGGCGAGCACGCTGGACGCGTGCGAGGAATTCGTAAAGCGGAACCCGGCATGGGCGGCGGGGGTGGTGGTATACGCCGATGCGTCGGCGAGCCACATGCAGACGGCGGGCACGAACGACCGGGACATTATCGAGGACTTCTTCGCGCGATACGCGAAGCTGTCGGTCGAGTACAAGATTCCGAAAGCCAATCCGAGCGTAGCGCTGCGGGTGCGGCTGGTGAACGGAAAGCTAAAGGCGGCGGACGGGGCGTCGACGTTGATGATCGATCCGCGGTGCGAGGGACTGATGGCGGATTTCGACGAGGTGGGGTATGCGCCGAACTCGAATGACATCGATAAGGACAGCGATAAGAAGAGGAGCCACCTGTCGGATGCGCTGGGGTACCTGCTGTGGGCGGAGTTCTCGACGTTCGTCAAGACGATCGGGGAGAAGGGGCAGAGGCTGCTTGGCTGATGAGCGCCGGCACAGGGATGGGTGCGGCCGGGAGCTAGGGTAGTGTCTCAGTCGAGGATTGATAACGCCGGCCGGGCGTCGACAACGCCGACCGAGCGTCGACACGAGTGTCGACGCGGCAGGCACGAGTGCCTGCGCCACAGTGAATGGCCGGCGATTGTCAGAGAATCTGCGAAACATGACACTAGGGGGCCTGGGGAGAGACGGCTCTTTCCAGACGGCGAAGTGGATGCGGCGCGTGACTAGGAGAATTTGTGGGCACTTAGGACAGAGACGCCGACTGGCGGCGCAGTGGTAGCGCGGGGACACACCTGCGGCGTCCTCGGCGGACGCCTTGGTGTCGCCCTCGGAAGAGGGCTTGGTGGTCGTGTTCGGAGATGAGAGGGCCTCGGTGTCCCCCGCGCGCGAGGCGGTCGCCGCTTAGGCAGGCAACGCATCCGCTCCCTAACGGTCGCGGCTCAGAAACAGGCGTGGCTCTGAAAGACGGTCGTAACAACGCAGGAACCGCTCCCTGACGGTCGCGGCTCAGAAACAATCCGCGAGTGGTCGTGGCTGAAGGCTGAGGTGGCCTCGGCGGCAGACCGCTCCTTGCAGTCGCGGCTCCGTCACGCGGTCGCGGCTCAGAAACCGGCGCGGATCGGTAACAGGTATGGATCGGTAACAGCACGAAGAACCGCTCCCTGACGGTCGCGGCTCAGAAACGGCGGTGGAAGGTGAAGGCGAGGTGAAAGAGATGATCGATGTGCGCAAGGAACATCCGGAATACGTCGCGCAAAGGGACGTGTGGCCGAAGTATCGCGACCTGTACGTGGGCGGCGAGCAGTTCATCCGGCGCTCGGGGCAGTACCTGATTCCGCGGTTGCGGGAGCCGGGGGACGTGTTTCTGGAGCGCACGAACCGGGCGTTTTACGAGAACTACATCGGGTCGATCATCGACTGGTACGGCGCGACGCTATTCCGGCGCGAGCCGGCGCTGACGCTGGACGGCCAGGACGACAGGGCGCGGCAGTTCTTCAGCCAGTTCGCGGAGGACTGCGATCTGCGGGGATCGACGCTGAGCGAGTTTTTCCGGCGGCAGATGATCGAGGCGCTGGTGGTGGGGCGATCGTACATCGTAATCGACTTTCCGAACCCGGCGACGAAGGCGCAGAACCGCGCGGAGGAAGACCGGCTGGGGCTGAGCCGGGCGTACTTGTGCGAGTACGCGGCGGAGAGCCTGGTGAACTGGCAGCGCAACGAGCGGGGCGAGTTCGACTGGGTGGTGCTGAGGACGGAGCGAAGGGTGGACGAGCCGGGGGTGGGGGAATGGGCCACGGAGCGGCGGTGGGTGTACTACGGGCGCGAGCAATTCCAGGTGTACGAGCAGTGGGAGCGCAAGGGGCAGGCGGGGCCGGTGGAGCTGGTGAAAGAGGGCGTGCACGGGCTGGCGGCGCAGAAGGTGGTGCCGCTGGTGGAGTTCAGTTTTGGCGAAGGCATGTGGCTGATGAACAAGGCGGCGTCGCTGCAGCTCGAGCATTTCAACAAATCGAACGCGCTGGGATGGGCGCTGACGATGGGATTGTTCGCGATGCCGGTGGTGTACAGCGACCGGGAGTGGAAGGAGTGCATCGGGGAGAGCTACTACCTGCAACTAGGCCCGCAGGACAAGTTCGGGTGGACGGAGCCGGAGGGGCACGTGTACCAGGTGGCGCTCGAGAACATCGACCGGCTGAAGCAGGAGATTTACCGGGTGTGCTACGCGCTGAACCAGGCGCTGGACCCGGGGCCGAACAACACGCAGATGACGGGGGTGAGCAAGCAGCGGGACTACCTGATCACGCAGGAGGTTCTAAGAGGGTTCGGCGACCGGGTGAAGGACACGCTGAAGAAGGTGCTGCGGGTGGTCGGGAAGGCGCGGGCGGACGAGATCGGGATCGATGTGTCGGGGCTGGACGAGTTCGACATCGGGGACTTTTCGAGTGAGTTGCAGGACGCGCAGACGTTGTTGGGCCTGGGGATCGATTCGGAGACGTTCCGGACGCAGGTGCTGAAGAGGCTGGCGCTGAAGTACTTGTGTGACGTGCGGCAAGAGGTTAAGGAGAAAATCGCGCAGGAGATCGACGCGGGGCCGGCCGGGGCTTGATGGGGCTGTCAAGAAGGCGGCAGGCGGCCACGAGCGGTTGGCGAAAACCGGGGGACAGACGGATCTGTCCACACGGCGCAGAGGACTCAGAGTGTTGAGTGAGAGAGTGGTGCGCGCCTAGGACAGATTCGTCAGTCCCCGGTTGCCCGAGGACGGGGAGGCGGGCGTGGCGATCGGCCCGCAGCGGAAGAGCAGATTTGCCGGGGTGAAGAGATGGGGACAGGAGGCTGTCCCCATTTTCATTTGGCCGGCCGTATCAACCAGCAATGGAACGACGAAGGAGAGAGATCCCATGGGGCAGGACAGCAACGCGCTCTCGCCGGGCGGGAACGACACGCGCGGGATGATCCGCAGCGTGATCGAGGAGTACCTAAGCTCGGAACGGCGCAGGGCCGAGCCCGCGTATCAAGCCGAGCTGACCGATGAGCGCCAGCGGCGAGAGCAGCTCGAACGGCAAGTGAACCAACTGGTGGAAGAGAACCGCAGGACGAAGCGGGAGGTGGAGGAGGGCGACCGGGTGACGCGGATTCGCGGCGAGCTGCAGCGACTGGGCGTGACGAAACTGGACCTGGCCTTCAAAGCGGTGAAAGACGAGATCCAGCGGGCGCCAGACGGAAGCCTAGTGGCGAAGACGCCGGAGGGCGAGATTCCAATCAAGGATTACCTGAACCAGTTCGTTCAGGACAATCCGGAGATTCTGCCGGCGCGGATGGCGGGAGGGTCCGGAATGCTGTCGCCGGTCCGGAGCAGCGCGGGCGCGAGCATCGACCTGGATTCAATCCGGCCGGGGATGAGCGCTGAGGATATGCAAAGGGTGCGCGAGCAGATCGCCCGGGTCGCGATGCAGACCCTGCGGGGCGAATAGGGCGGGGCAAGTGAAGTCCCGCGGTGATCAAGAAAGGAAAGGACAAGGAAAAGAGAGATGCCGATTATAACTTCCGCCAACCTGGCGAGTGCGATTGTGAAGCTGGTGGCCGCCGATGCGCTGCCCACGCTGATGGGCAACCTGGTGATGGGCAACCTGGTGACAAGGGACTACGATGCCACGCTGGCCAATGCGGGCGACACGGTGAACGTGCCGATTCCGCCGGTACTGGTGGCGAACAACATTATCGAAGGCGGAAGCGTTCAGACGCAGAACCCGAACCTGGGCAATGCGCCGATCGTATTGAACACGCACGCCGAGGCGACGTTCCAGATACCGGACGTCACGAAAGCGATCGCGGTGCCGACGCTGTTGAAGATGTACATGCAGCCGGCGATGGTGGCGCTGGCGGAACGTGTGGAGACGGACCTGCTGAACCTGTACAGCCGGTTTACGGCGAGCGGGCCGTTGGGCATCGGGGGCACGGCGCTGACCGAAGCGGTGATCGACCAGGCGGAGACGGCGCTGTTCACGGCGAAGGTTCCGACAAGCGAACCGAAGTACCTGGTGGTGCATCCGACGGCGTACTCGGAACTGCGCATGATCGACCGCTTCACCGAAGCCGACAAGGTGGGGCCGCTGGCGCAGGCGATCGATACGGGCGTGCTGGGACGGATCAAGGACTTCTTCGTGTACCGCTCGCAGTTCGTGGTGCAGACCGGGACGGGCACGGTGACGACGAACAACCTGGCGTTCACACGGGACGCGATCGCGCTGGCGATCCGCCGGCTGCCGAAGCCGCTGCCGGGGACGGGTGCGATTGCCGAGTACGCTGAACTGGGCAACTTCGGGATGCGGGTGGTGATGAGCTACCAGCCGAACACGCTGGCGCAGCAATTCACGGTGGACATCCTGTACGGCTGCGCGGTGCTCAGAAACAACCACGCCTTGCAGGTGTGGAGCTAGGGGCGAGGAAACGGTGACGGGCGCCTTCGCAGAGGGCGCCCGCAGATCAGAGTCAAGGATTGGAAGTTCATTGAATAGATCGAGCAGCGTAGGGAACCACTCTCGCCAGAGACAACCCGAATTTTGCCGGCCATTCGCCATCGATGGCTCGTCTCTGGTTTCTATGGGTGGCCCGGAGGGCCACAGCGACTCCTTATAGTCGCGGCTCATAAAAGACGCGGATCGGTGACAGCGAAGGGACCGCTCCTTGACAGTCGCGGCTCAGAAACGGACGCGGCTCAGTAAGAGTTGGGACCTGGTTGAAATGCTCGTCGGAACCGCTCCTTGACAGTCGCGGCTCAGAAACAGACGCGGCTCAGAAACAGACGTGGCTCGGTGACAGTCGTGGATCGGTAACAGACGCGCATCGGTATCGGCAGTGGGATGACTCGTTCAACGGATTTCTCAGTAAGAGTTGGGACCTGGTTGCAATGCTCGTCGGAACCGCTCCCTGACGGTCGCGGCTCAGAAACAGATGCAGCTCAGAAACAGATGCGGCTCAGAAACAGATGCAGCTCAGAAACAGGTGCGGCTCAGAAACAGGTGCGGCTCAGAAACAGGTGCGGCTCAGAAACAGACGCGGATCGGTGACAGTCGCGGATCGGCAACAGACGCGCATCGGTATCGACAGTGGGATAACTCGTTCAACGGATTTCTGCATCGCGGCACTGGGAATACCCGCCACAGGCAAGTCACGGTCCAGGAAAGGGACGCGAGTGAAGCCGAGAGCAGGGGTGTGGGGATCAATGAGAGTAAAGGGATTTTCAAAGAGAAGAAGGGAGCAAAGCGATGGATGTGAGGCAGTACTACAAGAAACTGCACGAGCTGGAGGCAACGCTGCCGGAGGCCGATGCGCTGGTGGTGAGCTTTGAAACGCCGGACGGCGGCAAGGCCGGGGTGCTAACGGAAGTGCCGCGGCGGAACGCGTGCCAGTTGATGCTGGAGGGACGCGCAGAGGTGGCGAGTCAGGCCCAAGCGGAGCAGTTCCGGCGCGACGAGGCTGCGAAGCGACAGGAATTCAAGAAGATTCAGGCGGCGGGCAAGGTCCAGTTTCAACTGGTGCCGGGCGAGTCGAACAAGCCTGCGCCGGAGACGACGGAGAACTAAGGAGGCGCGGAGTGGCTCTGCTAGTGGACGGGTGGTGGTGCGAGGCGGAGGAGCTGCAGGCCTACGACAGCAGCGCCACGAATGTGGCGGGCGAGGAAGGGATCGACCTCGGAGCGAAGATGAGGCAGTCGGAGGCCTGGATCACGGACAAGGTGGACGACTTCCTGCGATGGGAGTCGAACTGCGGCCAGAGTGTGTACCCACACAACGGGTTGACGGCGGCGAACGCGGTGGTGGACGAACGGTTGAAGCGATGGCACCTGACACATACGCTGGCGCTGGTGTACCGGGACGCGGCGTTCAGCCAGGTGAACGACCGGTATCAGAAAAAATCGGACGCATTCGACAAGGACGCCGCGCGGAGCAGGGCGGAGTACTTCCAGGGCGGCGTGCCGTACGTAGGCAACCCGCTGCGGAAGCCGGCAACTCCGACAGTGACGGTGACCGCCGGGCAGCAGGGTGAGGCTGCGTACATCGTAACGACGACGCAGGTGGATTCGCGCGGGGACGAGAGCGCGCAGTCGGACGTGGTGAGCGTCGAGGCGGCGGCGGGGAACGGATTGACCGTGGCGGCCAACGGGCTGGCGGCCGGCAACGGATGGAACGTGTATGTGGCGGACAGCAACGGGGTGATGCGCAGGAAAAACGACGCGCCGCTGGCGGCGAACGCGGTGTGGGCGCTGCCGGACATAGGGCCAGCGGCCGGGCCGGCGGCGACAGATGGACAAGCGCCGGAGGGGCGCGTGAAGGAACGCAGGATTCTGCCTCGGGGGTAACGATGCCAACACCAACCGCGACCGTAGTGCAGACGGCGGTGGATCTGCTCAACGCGACAAACGGGCTGGCGGAGAGCCTGTCGGAGTACTCGGCGACGATCCAGATGACAGGAGTGGCGTTGACGGGCGGGCCACCACCTGGCGTGCCCGCGGTCGAAGCCAGCCACGTTCCACAGGAACTGGAGGAACAGCAGCAGAAGGTTGCGTATCCGGTGTGCAGGGTGTTCTGCGACCAGATCCGCAACAACGGCAAAGTGAAGTTCCGCTTGTTCTCGGGA